TATAATTAATCCCATTAATATATTACTTTCTCTGATTCATCCATTATAGTATCTAAATACCAAATATTATTCAATGGTACAAGCTTTCTTATTCTTCTAGCTGTATGATGAGTATGTCTACCTCTACCCCAATCATACATTATTTCCCCTACAGTACCTATTGTAGATCCAGTAGGTCCAAAAATGTTACCTATTTTATTTGCAACACTACTACCATAAGGTTTTCTTATTCCTAATAAAGGTTTAATTCCAATCTGGTTATTACTTACACTTGATATTATTCTATTAACATCACCAAATATCCCAAACACACCACCTCTTTCTGCACCATCTACAAGTTTTTCTCTTAATGTTTTCTTACTATAATCTCTATTAAATGCTGGAGTTCTTGCTGCATCTACAACCATACCCATAGCAGTTAATGCAAGTACATCTTGTAACAATTTAGTGTCTTTGGTTTGTAATCCTTTGAGTAAAACTTTTCTAGTCATATCTAATGAAAATTTTTTATATTGAAAAAATACACTACCAATAGGTGTATTTGCAATTAGTGGTGCACTACCATCAGAAGGTGTAATAATTAATTCATCTGTATATTCATTCAATGCTCTATTAAATCTAAAAGATAAGTTAGCATCACCCCATTGATCCGTATTAGCAATAGTAATTAAATTTTTATCCCATTTTTTTCCATACTTACCTTGTCCATGTATTTTTACTTTTTCTGCAATTTTAATTGCATCTGATGGACTAATACCTTTTTGATTTAAAAAAGCTACATCTGCTTGTGTAGCTGTATTTCTTGATATCTTAACTATCTTTTCAATAATATCACTTCCTCCAAATATACTTGCCATTGATTTACCAATGTGAGTCCACGGATTCATAGGTTGAATATACTGAAAATTTATAGCTGAAAGTTTTTGTAAACTTCCTTCTACACCTTTAAGACTTCCTTGAAATAAATCATTACCACTTAATATTTGTGCTCTAGTAAACTGAATAGTTAAATCATGTACTTGACCAGCTAGTTGTCCTTGTTTAGTACCAGCTTGTATTGCACCTAATAAATCAGTACTAAATGTTCCAAACATTCTACCAAAATTATTCATCATTCCACCTATAACAACTATTCTAGCTATATCTGCTAATTGTGAAGCACCAGTTAATTGTGTTACTGTGTTAAATAATTTAAAATTTCTTAAATTAGCTGACCATTGTGAATGTGGATTATCAGGCATACCATATAAACCTTTTCTCATATCTCTCATATCTTCAAGTCTATTTAAAATAATATTTCTTTCATTTAATAATTCTTGTTTAGCTGATTTACCTTTAGCTTTTTGTATAGCTAATTCAAATTCTTCAGATACTTGTATTATGCCAGGTGCAAAAGATTTATTACTAGCATTATAAAACCATCCATATCCACCAGGATCACCATACTTTTGTGTCATAACTATTTCAGGTGTCATTGATCTGTAATAATAAGACATTAAAGTTTCTAATCTTGTTTCTAAAAAATCATTTTTAATTAAGTCATCTCTAGTTGCTTCATCTAAAACAAGACTTCTTTGTTTTAAAAATTTAGATACTGGTACATTCTTTAATTGAAATTGTAATCCTTCAGTTGTACTTTGTGTAAACTTTGCTGGAGGCTGAAAAGGATTATACACTTTAAAATCATCTAAAATTTCCGTTTGTTGTTGACTTGTAAATCTTAATTCAGTCATTCTTTTCCTTAATATTTTTTCAAATATAGGAAAGTTTTTTTCAATATTAACTCTTCTATATAATTGTGGTAAATAATTATCTCGTATTCCTGTTGCTTCTTTCATAGCTTTAGTATTATTTTTAATAGCATTCTCTACTTCATTTCTAGTCCAAGTTTCTTTTGTCTTAGGATCTTTCCATTTAGAGTTACCTAATCCTTTTTGTGTAGGAAATTTTGTTAATATACTATTTAAATAATCTTCTCTTTTAATAAATGGTACTAAATATAATCCTGTTTCAGTTATATCTTTTTTATATAAATCAAAAAATTGTGTCTTTACGTCATTAGAAGCTTGAATAATATATTTATTTGTAATCCCAGTTGTATCAGTTTTCATACCATTGTTAATTGTTCTGTAAATTTGTGTTGAAAAATCATCAAAACCTAATATTAAATCATCAGAATTAGGAGGTTTTCTTGTTTTATTTAATGTAGACATTAATCTAGCTTTTTTAAACCATTTTATATCTTTGCCAGTTGCTTCTTTTATATAAGCTAAGTAATTAATTTCTAATGTTTTTAATCCATTAAATAATCTTGGAGAAAACAATGTATTCATTATAGCTTCTACACTATCTACCATAGGTATTTTATCTTGAAACTTGTGGTATAAATCTGACTTAGTTAAATTTAATATAAATTCTTTTCCTAATCTACTAGTTGATCCTAATATTTTATCTATAGGAGATAATCCTATTTTTTCTAATCCAAACAAAGTTTTTTTTAATTCTAAATCTTCATCAGCAACTTTTGTTAAATCATTATTAAATAATATTTGATTGTTATCTTGTGAATTTTTAATAGACGCATCATCTAACATAGTACTACCATTTTTATTTACTACTTTAGCATCAGCTATATCACTAAAAACTAATTTGTTAATTTGATTTTTTCTTAATGTGCCAGGCTTCTTACTAAAATTATTTAATCTAATATTTTTACTTACTAATGGTCTCCTTAAATTAAACTCTATCCAATCTCCTAAATTTTTAAAAGTATCTTTAGCTAAAGGTTTATCAAAAAAAGGATGTTTTTTTGTCCAAGCTTTATTTCTAAATTCTTTAATTATAAAAGGCATATCAACATACATTACTCCTGTTTTATTTTCATACACAACAGGATTATAAAATACATCTTTTTGAAATTTTGATTTTCTAACTATGTTAGTTGCTGTTACTATTTTATTTATCTTACCTTTTACTATATCTAAATCTTTATATTCTTTAGCAATTCTTTGTATAACATCATCTGTAAATTCTTTAACAGACCATTTATTTATAGGTTTAATATTTTCTTTTTTATTTATAAGTTGATCTAAACTAGATTCTTTAGTTGTTGGTATTTCACTTCTGCTATCCCATTTATTTAAATCAATCTTTTCCTTTTCAGTATCATATTTACTAAATCTTTTATTTAATTTTTTAATAACACTACCTACTGTTCCTACTACAATAGCATCTACAAAAGGTCTTTCAGGATCTCCAGCTTGTTTAAATACTTCTTCAGCTTGTACAGATGTAACAATCCTTGAAACTTGTTTACTTTTAGCACCAAAAATTACACCTCTTACTGGAGCACTCATAGCCATTAAAGCAACAGGATCAAATAAAAATTCTGATACTACAGATGTAATATTAAATAAATCACTTTGTTGATCTAATTTTCTTTGTTCATGTTTTTCAATTCTGTATTTAGTTTCTTCAGGAGAATTACTATCATTTAATAAACTTGGATAATTAAATAATATATCATCTGGTACTTGCGGATCTATTTCTGCAACATAATCATTACTATCTAAATCAGTAAATTGTGAACTTTGAAATAAATTTACACCAGCACCCCACGCAGTTCTATCTAAAAAACCTCTTTTAATTTGACCAAATTGTTCTGCATAATTAGGTCTATCAATTTTACCTTCTTCAGCTTTGTTAAATTGACTATCATATCTTTTTGTGTCTATATCAGAACTATATCTTCTATTTTTTAAAACCAAATAATTCACCTATAATTTTTATATTATAACTATTCATATCAGGAAATATGTTTGATAACATATCAACATTACCATTCATTAAAAACTTTCTTAAATCAGTCATGTCTGGATTAAAATTAACTACTGCATCTAATAACATAGATTGTTCAAATTTATCATAGTTATTAAAATTATTTACATTATCATACAAACTTTCTGTAGCAGAAATATATTCATCTTCTGTTTTAAACATTTTATTTTTGTTTAATGGATTCCAAAAATTCATTTGTCTATTCAAATCTTTTGATAAATTCATTATATTTGAATCTAAATATTCTACGCCAAGTTGTTTTTCTTTTACAAATTTTACTGCTGCATTATTTTGTTGTAAATTATATTCTTCTGCAATATCTTTATATAATTCTTTTTCTAAAAAACTCATTTCTCTTTGACCCATTAAATTAAATAAACCAGAACTTTTTAATGTTTCACTATCTGATCCAACATCAAAACCTATATTTTCTCCAAACTCTACAATTTTTGTTACAAGTCCTCCTATATTTAAATATTCATATAAACCACCAGTAGCTTGATTAAATACAGGATCATCTGCTTTATTGTTATATTTATTAACTATTTCTTGAACAACATTATTTTTAACTTGCAAAAAATTAGTCTCATATAAACTTCCAGAAAATAAATTTCCATCTACATTTAAAAGTAATTGATCTCCATCATATTGATTAGCATCAAACACATTAGATGCACCCATATTAAACCTTATTTGATATTTTGCATTTTTACCTTTACCACCTACATATTCTAATTCAACACCACCTTCTGTTATAAATTGAAAAAGTTTATCATCATCCATACCATATGCTTCTGCTCCAAATAAAGGTGCTTCACCATTTATTGTAAAAGTGTTTCTTAATTGTTCTGCTCCAACAGAATCATCATATCCTTGTTTTAAAGCTTCTTTTACATATGCAAAAACCATAACATCAGCACTATTTTTATCTAATGGTTTACCATCCACAGAATTATGAATTTCAAAAGCATGAGGCACAATAGCCATTTCTCCAAAACCATTTTCAGCAAATGCAGTTGGTCCTCTATATTCTGACTTACCCCATTTATCTAAAACTTTTACTGCATATATACTAAACATATCATCTAATCTTTCTTGTGATTCTCCACCATGTGCATTATCATTTACTTCTTTTTTAATTTGTTCTAAGATTTTTGTTTCATTTATTTTGAAATAATCTTTATTTACTTTTAAATAGTTTTTTATATCTTTAGTAATTTCTGTTTCTTTTGGACTACCAAGATATCCTTGTTTTACATCTCCTAAGTTTTCTAAATAAACACTTATTTGTTTATCATAATAAGCTTTAAAAAAATCACTTTGTGATATATCTTTGTTTTCAAAATATTCTGTAACATTACTATATGTTGCAATATTTCCTACACTACCACTTGAATTATTATTTTTAACTTTTTGTTCCTCAACTAATCTTTTGTTTTTAACTATTCTATCTATTAATGTGTAAGCATTAACATCAAATTCTTTTTCAAAACTAGCTGCATCTGTAAATAAACTATCTACATCTTTATCTATACCTTCAATAGAAACACTTCCATTTTTTGTCATAAGTTTCCACATACCATAAGTAGCTTCCCACAACTCAACGTCTGTATTTCTATTATCTGATTTATCAAAAAATATTGTTTCTAATTTATTTAAATCATAGTCATTAATTATAGAACTAAATTGATCTGTTATTACCCCTTCTGTTAATTGAAAATTAATATAAGTTTCTATTTCTTTATCAGTTTTCCATGATCCGTTAAGAAGTTTTTCTTTTAAGAATTCATTGTTTATATTGCTAAATTTATTTTTAACATAATTATTTATTAATTTTTTAGTATTACCAAAATGTTCTTTAGCATCTTCAAGTTCAGGATCAGAAAACATTTGTGATAATGTTGTTCCCATACCACTATCATACTTATCATAAACTTCATTGATCTGTTCTTTATAAATCATATTCTTTCTTATTTTTGTTGCTTCTTCTACAGACATAAAATTTTCACCATCAATACTATAATTTAACAATTCATCTATAGATATTATTTCTCCATTTTTATTTCTAAGATATCCAAAAGTATCTTCTTTATTATTATTTAAATCACCTGTTGTATCTATTAAATTTAAAACATTTTTATCAAAATTATTTTTTATTTGTCTTTCACTTTCCTTAATAATATCTTTATTTATAGAAAGAATATCTCTTTGTCTTGATTTAGCTTCAGTAATAATTTTATTTACATCTGTTTCATTTAAATTTTCTGATGCTCTAAATGTATTTCCTTCTTCATAATTTAATAAAAACTTATCTAAATTAAGATCTGCGTTATCAACAGAGTTTGGATCTGCAAAATTTACATCATCATAAAAACTACTAGTAATAGCCAAAACTCTTTGTTGTTCTAAGTTTGCAAATAATTCATTTAACAAAACACTTTCTTCATATTCTCCAAAACTTAAAGGTTCTATATTTTTTAATGTAGTCATTTTTTCTGATATATCTGTAATGTCAAAAGTTGCTCTTCCAATAGCAAGATTAATTGCTTCTTGTTTATTAAGTCCACTATTTTGAAAATCAGCACTATCAAAATAAACATCATCTAAAGCTCTTATATTTTTAGCAGTCTGATTTTGTACATTTTGTATATCAATAAAAAGATTATCTTTTGTTTGTTTAAACAATAATTTATTAGAATAATTTTTAACTTTATCAAATACATCAATAGAATTTTGATCTGTATAATTCTTAACTAAATTTTCAAATCTTTTAGGTGCTTTATTTAACAAACTACTTTTATATCCATCCACTTCTGCCTTTAAAGCATTGAAGTCTGGTTGAGGACTATTAAGATATTTGTTTTCTAAGTCAGTATAAAACTCTAAAGTCTTTGTTTTAAAATCTGTTTTCCAATTTTGATCTATTATATCAGCTTGAAACTGTGTAAATTTAGTTGCTGCTTCTGCTACATTTCCTAATGCTTCACCAAATCCTGAAGCTTGTGATCTTACAACTCCAAATTGGTTTGTTACTTTTGTAGATTTACTACCTCTTGTTAATGATTGTCCTCTTTGTATAGCCATATTATCCCCTATACTTTTTATTAAATTCTTTTAATTGTTTTTGTTGTTTTTGAAATGGTGTCATGCCAGGCTGATAATATTGATAATAACCCCATCCTTGTAATGCACTTGAACTTGCACTTGAAAGACTACCCCAAAACACAGATTGTTTTTGTATTTTACTATTAATAATTTGTTGATCGTATTTAGATTTAGCTATATTTTTATTTAACCTAATGTTAGATATATCTTTTTTAGCACTATTAAATACATCTTGTTGAATTTGTAAAAAACTTCTACTGTCATCAAGTATACCTGAAGCTCCAGCTATAGCTCTATTATTATTAAGAATAATATTCATTCCATCTGTTCTTTCATTTTCTTCTTGTAATGCTCTTAACTCTGCATATTTTTTTTCATCTTGATATCTTGCAATATCATTAGATAAAGCTTTGCTAGATTGATAACCTTGTATTACTGATCCACCAGCACTAGCTAAAGATGAAACTAATAAAGCTGTCTCTACTCCCATTAGTAAACTACCTCTACTGCCATGCCTAAAACTTTAAGTGGTAATGGTTCTGTTTGTGTAATCTTAACAGTAGGTTCTCTATCATATCCCAAAAAATAAAACTCTTTCTTTCCTGTTACTTTAGCAACACTTTGTGTTACATCAAAGTTTACTTGTCTAATAACTAAACTTTTAGCACTACTATCAGAAGCTTGTAAAGCTATATTTAATGTATCTGCTACATCTATAACTGCTCTTGATATTCTTTTAATTTGTCCTGTAAGTGGACCATTCTGTATGTCTTTGTCTATAGGCATAGTTTCTAATATAGGAGTATAATTAAATCCTATATTAACTCCAGTTGCATGAGCTTCATTAAAAGTAACTGTATCACTACTTGTAGTAGTAAATTCTCCTAATGCCATAGTACCATCAACAGCATAAACTACAGTAGATGTCAAGTGTGCTGGTGTATTATGTAGTCTACCTTCTACTATAGTTATAACAGCATCATTAGCTGGACTAGCTGCTAAAGCTTGATTCAATACTAATGTAAATCCAGATGCAGTAGCATTAACTGTTTGTATAATGTACTGTGTACTATTACCAGCTATACTAATAACATCATTAAGATTAGGTGCAGAAGTATATCCATCCACATTTAGACTAGATCCTGATTGACTTGCACCATTTACTTTAGGTGCACCTTGTTGACTAAGTGTTGTTATACCAGATGAATCTAATGTTAATGAATCATCTTCAGCAAACTTTTCTAATGTATATATAGTAGAACCACCTATTACTCTTGATGCTACACAAAATAAATTCTCATTAACAGCAGTTATACTTGTAAATTTATCACCTGTTCTTGTAGACCATGATGTCCATCCAGCAATCTTTTCAGCTCTAATACTATGAAATAAAGCAAGTGTACCATCTGTATTAGTAAAGAAAGCAAACTGTTCTGGTCTAGTAGAACTACCAGTTATCATTGTCATATCTACTGGATTATCAATAACTTGTGATGCAAGTATAGATATAGATGTAGAAGCATAAGCTGATTCAACATCAGAAAATAAATATTCTCTTATAGATCTACCATTCTTTTGTGCATAAATTGTCGCACCATCAAATATAATAGGCTTTGCTCTATTACATCCATAAGGAGTTTGTCTCATAAAAATAATATTAGAAGGTGTAACAGCAGATGTATCTGATGATGTAGGTACAAAATACTCACCACCATCAGTAAATAATTGCAAGTTTCTTGAACTGACAAGATGTCGCACTTCATTAATCCTATCACCTGTAACTGTTACATCAATACCCTCTGCTGCTAATCCTGTACCAATATCAAAATTAAAATACCCACCTACTTGTGATGCTATAACTCCAGCTGGTTTATCTCTAATACCAGCAAACCATAATCTATTATCGTGAAATGTAACTGCTTGTGGAAATCCATGAACAGAAGATATTAACTGTTCTGCCCAATCTGCGTGTGGTCCATTAGATACTATATCTTCTAATACAGTAACAGTAAGAACTGTAGCACTTGTATGTCCAGTTACAAAAACTTGTTTGTTATTAACTAATAAATATTGTCCTACATAAGCACTACTAAATGAACTAGCACTAGCTGTTAAAGTTCTTCCAGTACCAGTAGCATGAGCAGACATAGTAACTGTTGTACTTGAAGGTGCATACTTATAAAAAGGTTGTGTTGTTTTGTTTGTACTATTTACTGTAACAGTATCATCTTCTTCAAATGCAAATATACTTGCAGCAAAGCTTGTTGCACTTGATCTAACTATCTTAACAGTAGGATTATCTCTATGTGCTATAAATACTGTATCACCAAACTGTGCGTAATTTAATTCAAATAGTTCAGCTGTAGTCCAATTACAATTAGAAGTTATGTTTGCTTGTACACTTGCACCATTACTATCAAAAATATCTAATCTATTGTTTGATAAAACAAATACAGCCATCTCATCATTAGAAAATATAAATGGAATTATTCTTGATGCACCAGCTAGAGTAGCTTTATAAGTAGTGCCTGGTCTACGCATAAGACCACCTTCATCTAATAAATACCAATTCTTTAATTGTTTAGCTCCATTAAAATATGCTGAAGCATCAGTACGTGTAACTAATAATGGATTAAGTTCACCACTTGAAAAGTTGGTGTATACAGTTCTAAGGACATTAGCCATTAGAATCCTCTAGTATTATATCTATTTGTAATAAATCTTTTTGTGTTTAGAACTTTGTTTGTTTCTTCTTGACTGTCAGTATTCTTAGCAATTCTTATTTGTTGTTCTGCTAATGTACTAAACTGTTGTATCATAGCTGCATCTCTAGCTACTGATCCAGCAAATATAGATGCTAATTGATATTCTAATGCTAGTTTAAAGTATGCTGGAAACTCTGATTCATTCTGTCTAAATGTATAATCAGCTATTAAAGTTGATTCAGATCCATAAGTATCACAAAAAACTTTATCACCATACCTGGCATATTGAATAGGTATATCAGAAACAGTAATTGTATTTAATACAAGTAAGTCTGGTAATTGATAAGCATATGCATACCTACCAGTAGGAGCATCACTTAATAAATCTAGTTGTCTTTGATCTGTAGCAAATCTCCATCTATGTCTAGATAGTAGAGATGTAAGCATATTCTCATACATATTAGAAGCAACAAGTGCTTCTGTAGATCCATCATCAAAAGATGAGATAGGTTGTGCACCTATCATAATGATTGCTCTCGCACATATATCTACTTTTGTATCTGCCATTTTGTTTTATAAGAGGGGGAATTACCCCCCTCCCTATGTTTATATATTATGCAAGTTTAGTAGTTGTTACTGTTGCTGCACCTGAAGCTGAAGTTACAATAAGTAAATCAGATTCTGCTGTACCAGCGTTAGTAGCACATACTAAGATCATGTCATTCTTTGAAAAGTTCTCTGCTGAAAGGTTAAAATAACCTGATCCAACAATAGCTGAAGTAGCATCACCATCTGTGTAATACCATAAGTTATTGCTGTCTCCCATTTGAGATACTTTCTTAACAGGGTTTGCTAATGCGTATGCCATGATTAAGCCTCTCTACATTTCTGCACTCTTACACCATCACCATCAATAAGGACTGATCCCATTGACATATATGATGTTGTTAAGTGTGCTACTTTTTCAGGGATATAGTTTACTTCAGTTCTTACGTCTGAACCTACACCTAATCCCATAGAAGATTTATGAAAAGCGATAGTTTTTCTGTCGTTTGAACCATCAGTACTTAATCCACTAAAACCCATCCACATAAATGATAACCATCTTTTAGCTGTCATTCCACCTTTGTATGGTAGATCTGCTTCACCAATATATTCAGCTCTTGAGAACTGATCTATATCTAAAAGGTCAGACCATTGCTTAGGACCAACAACCCAATATCTTTGTCCATCATCTGGAACATCATTGTTTCCAAAGATTTCAAATACATTTTGAGCTTTGTCTAAGTTCATACCAGTTGTAGAACCAGCAGAGTTATGTGCTAGTGTGGTAGCGTTAGCGTCGAAATCATCAGTAATGATTGAATCAGTCTTACGACCTAATGCGTATGCAGCGTTTTGAGCTACTACGTTTCTCTCATCAATGTTGACTTTTAGTTCGTCTAGTTTGTCTACATAGTCAGCAGCATAAAAATCATTTAATGTTGCAGTTACATTAGAGTGCACAATGTTCATAGCGACAACTTCAGCGTGTCTTGCTTTAGTTGAAGCAGAACCTTTTGCTACTTTTTGAAACTGAACAGTACTTCCTTTTACACCATTAACGTTGCGGACCATGTTTTTGAGCTTAGAGCCCATTCTTTGATAAGCCATATGCACTTCTGCTTCGAACTGCTTTATAAAGGCTTGGTCTATAGTCGCACTCATAATAGTTTCCTTTCGAGTATTGTTAGTTAATAATCAAGTTGTCGTTATAAACTTTACTAAGTTATCCAAAAGGGCAAAGCTATGTTTACTTCGGCTTGTTCTTTGAGATATACTATATCTTTGTCATCTTTACAAGACCAGATGCAAGAAAAACATTGACATCACCATAAGTATATGTGCCATCAGTTTCTCTAACATAGGATGCAAAGGTCTTTATATGTCTTTTATTTCTTGAATAAAGGTAGGCTTCTGTAGTAATTAAGGCTGGTTTCAAGTTCTCCATGTCATTTGCAGAGCACCAAGAACTATCACCAACAGGATCTTCCCAATAAAATATATACTTTTTGTATGGGAACTTAGCCATACTTCTTTTGGAACATACCTTGTACTCTAGCTACATAAGCTGGATCTCTTCTTGATTGATCCCAGTATCTAGGATCTTGCATCATAGCTCTAAGATCTCCTTCATCTAACTCTGCATCTACTACTGTATTTGCATTAGGCAATGGTTTTGCCTTGTTAAGATTCATTAGTTCTTCTATAGCTTGAACGCCTTCAGCAGTACTGGCAAGGTTAGCAATAGTATCATAGGACTGAGGAGTAAGATATTTTCTACTCCATAAGTCAGCGGCTTCCACCCTCGTCTTAGCATTGTCACCAAGCTTTGCCATTTCTTCTTGCATATTCGGTAAACCACTAATTTCATTATTAACAAAAGCCGATACTCCCTTGTCGAATATGTCCTGTGATAACCCATTATCTTTACAAATTTGTTGCCACTCTTGCATAAGAGGTTGTTCAGGGTTGACATCAATTTGTATATCTTCAGGTATTCCATCTGGTAATTTTATTTCATAAGATTCAGGAACGCCAGATCTTCTCTCGCCTTCCAGATCTTCTCGTATTTGTTTCGACAATTCATCAGTTCGCATACCAAGCTTTGATTCCAAAGCCTTATATGACGCACCCAATTCTTCAACTTTAACTTCATTTCTATCTGTATCCCAAAACTTAGTAGGAATATATTCAGGTATTTCTACACTAGAAGTGTTATTATCAGGTGTCTCCTGTGTTGTATCGACAATCGTTTCTTCTGTTTGTTGTACTTGTTCTTCGGACATTAAACCTCCTTGTTTGATTCTATCCTTTTTTTAATAATGAAATATAAATATCTCATTCCTTCTAAGTGCCTTAACTGATCGTTACTAATATCTCTACCAGCTACTGCATCTATTGTTATAGACTTTAAATAGTCTAATACTTTTATACCTAGTTCTGAACTAAATAACTTATCTACTTCTTGATTTAATTTACTTTCGTTTTCAATAGTTCTATAGAATCCATCTATAGATAATTGTGCA